AACGCTGAAAATGCACTGAATGCTTTATCGTCTACCATGGAGGATTATTTTAGACAAAATATGCGGGTAGCTGCATAGAATTTAAATTGCCAGAATACATGGCAGAATTTTTGGGACGGGATACTATTATACCTCCTCAAAACCATGCACCCGGACAGACACGTTATCAGTGTCCGAGCGAACAAATATTGTTTCTCCGGCGCCACAAACAATGCCGGTGTCTTCAAGAATTCCGTTTGCCGCCACCCACAAGTCAAAATCAATATAGTCTGATGCAGCTGGAGATGTGCCGCTGCCTATGGCTATGCGAATTTTGATTGCCGATGTGTTCCGATTCGCTATTCTGATGTTGACCGTTGCGATTGTTTCGGCTGGAACTGTGTATATGATGGTGTCATATCCCGCCGAAAGGTCTGCAGATCCCAATTTTCCAGATGCCATTTAATCCTCCTTAAATATGAGCAAAGTAATACTGCTTAGGTCTCGTTATGTTTTTTACTATAGCCAGTTCATTTGCAAAAAGGGCAAGCTCACTGGTTATATCATATTGCCATGTTTCCGCAGTGATTGTGATTCCTGTCAGGCTCTGAGCATCCCGGAACTGAATCATAAAGTTTCTGGTGATGTTGTTGCCTGTGGTGTTGCTACCCAGGTCGGTTTTTCGCTTCGGTGTTTCCGGCGTTGTGGTTATTGCAATGACGGTATCTGTCTCCGCCTCAATCAAACCAATCCAGTTAAAAGAAAAATCACCAATATCTGATCCAAGAATGATGGAATAAACCACCTGATCAGGATTCACATATCCTTTATGGTCTGAATTGATCTCCGCAATATGCACAATGGCTTCTGTATCCGGCATCTGCTGCGACCTGTCAACTTCAAGAGAAGGGTCAAGACCCGGTATGAGCGCCAAAACCATTCTATCTATGATCAGAGGCAGTTCATCTCCCCGGAGCTGGTTGACCCTTGTTTGTCCGGCCGTTGTAATTGCACTGCTCATGAGTTATTCCTCCAAAATTGCCAGTGAGGTAATCGTTTCATTAGAAAATTCCGCCACGTCAATTTCTATCGGTATGGGGGTGATGATATTCCAGCCGTACCGCCTGCATGTCCGACCATAATGCTGAATCAACTCATCCAGCAGATTCGTATTTTCTCCAAGCTGGCTATCAGACATAGTGATATTTATGGTATCCCAGTCTAAGCCATCCATGCGCTCATGGATCTCAATATAACCGATGCCCAGCCGCTGGAAAATCCGCTTGAACCCGGCCACGCTGCCGGCATCCCTGGCGTTGACATAGGCATATTTGACCCGCAGCCGAAACAGGTCCAGCGGTTCTGTGTCAAACCGGGTGATATCTCTCTGCCACGCTATCAGATTCAGGACCCGCGCCCCGCAGGTTAAAGGGTCCATCTGTTTCAAAGGCCAGACAGCCCAGTCCCCCAGCATGGTGAAAAACGCATGGGCCGCTGTGGCCAGCTTGACCGCTTCCCCCTGGTTCATCCACACCGGCAATTTGAATTCAGGCAATACAGGCGTTGACATTATGCCTCCTCAAGGGTCACGGTCAAGGTGTCCAGGGTGGGGATTTCCATGGCATTGACAATGTCAGACAGAGAAAATGCCACACTGACCAGATCCGGCATCTGGCTGTGCAGCTCATCTGCCAGCCGGGAAAAACTGAACCGGGAAAAAGGCATTGTCCTGGTCATGTCTTCATAATCCTGGTTTTCTCTGAATGCATACCTGATCCGGTCTGTGACCCCGGCCTGGAGCGCGGTTTTTTCATCATCGGTCAGCAGGCTGCTGTGGTACACGGTCACCGCCAGGGTCACGGGCGTCACCGGCATGGCCATGCACAGCATGTCATCCCCGTGGCCATGGTGTCCGTTGTCAATGATATATGCGTTGATGGTATCGATGAACGCCTGGGCCGGGCTGCCGCTGTCAATCATGATATAGGCGTTGGCAGATCCCGGCCCCCTGGGGGCCCCATGCTCGAACCAGATATAATCGGTGCGTATCCCGGCAAACAGGGAAATGTCCGCCCGGTAGGCAGCGTCATGATGGTACTGCCCCACCGCGGAAAACTGATTTCTGGCCCGCAGCCGCAGGGAATCATCAGGCTCCTCATCGGCGCCGGCCACCGATATCCAGTCTGACTCATTGGTCACCGCATCGATGCCCGGCACCGGCTCCGGCAGCACGGTGTAATATCCGGGCCCTAAATTGTACGCGGTACCGGTCTGCTCTGCTTCCACCGGCACCAGGGCGGAGACTTCCCCGTCCGCCAGGGTGGTTTCTTCGGTGGTGACCAGGCGGTACACCACCCCGTTGATCGCCGGTGTGGCCACGAGTATCCCCGCCTCCACCACTGCCTCACCTGTGGTGTCCACCCGTGAAAACAGCAGATTGCCGGCTGCTTTCACGGCCTCTTTTCTCTCCACATCTACGGCCCAGGCCAGCAGGTCCAGCCAGGTGCCGGCGGCATCCTTGAGAAACGCATTGGGCAGGGCATGGTTGATCAGCAGATCCACCAGCCACCGGGCAGGAGTGGTCACAATGGCCGTGATCAAACGCCAGAAAGGTGACCATGCGGAGTTGTTGGCAATTTGAAGATCCTGTGCGTTATTGATGGCATCCCACTCTGCCTTGATACCTGCCTCGGTGGTCGGTATGCCGGCATCATCCAGCATCTGTTTGTAAATCGGATCAGTCATCATCCCCCCAGATAAAAGCCCACCGGGCCGAATTTTATGGTTTCCGCCACCAGATAGAATGTGCCCGGCGCCGGCTCCTCAATATATGCCGATCCCGGGACGATCCTTGCGTCATTGTCCACGGCCAGGGTGATTTCCACCTTGGTGTGGTCGATCAGGTTTCGGTTCCGGTTGCCAACCAGGGGCGGCAAAAATCCTTTTTCCCGGATCATGTGCACCAGGTCCTGGGCAATCACATCCCGGTCATCCACCAGCAGCGGATTGCCGGCTACGTCCAGGTCCAGGTCGTCATCTGTGATCAGCAGATCTTTATATTCTGTCATTTTCCACCTTTATCCACCGGCCATCCACAGCTGGTTGCCGATCTCCTGCGGGTTGATGGGACGCGATGTCACCACCTGGCCGATGTGCACGGACCTGGATTCGTTTCTCCGGTTGTCGGTGTTCACGGCATTGGATATCATCCTGGCAGCACCGCCGTTGACCGCAGATCCCTGCCGGGGCGCATCCAGGGACGGAGACGATGCCGGCGCCACAGCCGCATCATCCCCCATGCCCGGGATTTTGCCCTTGATCCAGCCCCAGGCCCCGGACATGGAGGGGATCTTGTCAAGAATCTTGGTGATCATTTCCCATAAGGATTTCAGACTGCCCAGGACTTTGTCCACCACGCCAATGATGGCCTGGCCCCAGGCGCTGTCTAGGAACGCGGCCTTGAGATCATCCCAGTAATAGATAGCAGCCGCCACTCCGGCGGTCAACAGCAATACCCCAGCCACCACCAGGCCCACCGGGTTGGCATACATGGCGGCATTCATGGCCAGCATGGCAGTGCGGGCCGCCACCAGGCCGCCTCTGAACACAGCCATGATGACAGTGGTGGCTTTGACAGCCAGGTTCCAAACAAGCGTTGCGGCTCTTGCAAACAATGTCCCCTGGCCCATGCCGAACATGGCCAGCCGGGCCAGTCCGCCCATGGCTGCAAACGCGCCAAAAACACCAGCCCCTCCGGCTATCACTGCAATCCCTAAACCAACCGCTTTTGTCAGCCCGGGGAACCGTTGGGTCCAGTCATAGATTGCCCCGGCCCCTTGTGTCAACTTTTCCACCGCAGGAATCAAAACCGGCAGCAGGGCCTGGCCCAGGCCGATTCTGACGGCCTGTATACCTTCGGACCACCTGGCAAACACATCCACACGCCTGGCTGCCATGTCCGCCGCTTTGTCCATGCCGGTGGTTTTGTTGATCTTGCCGATGTTCTCTGCCAGGCTGTCTGTCTGTGGCAGCAGCTGTTTGATCAGCTTGACCGCTTCGTCTGATCCAAACGCGGATTTCAATGCATCGGATTCCGCCACATCCAGAGTATCGCCGAAT